GACTTATCAAGAACTTTGTTCCTCATAGCTTTTACTTCGGGGTCGATCTCAGTCTGTGATGTCGTAGGCTTTGGAGGCACTCCACCACCCAATAATCCAGTAAGGAAATATTGATTCAGCTTAGTTTTCCTGTTTACTGTTCCTGCTGCACCAAGAGTGTTTTCTAAAAACTTTCCTTCTTCTGGGGTTATGTGTGCTAGTATGTGATCCTTTGGGCCGTTGGCTTGAAGCCAGTTTTTAGATGGGTTTTTATTCATGGTTCCTTTATACGTATGGATTGGTACTTGTTACTGGTCTATTGTCAACTGTTGTTACTGCTGAAGCAGCTAGTGCCCCGTTATCTGCTACTACGATTTTGAAGTAGCTACCATTTGGTGATCTTAAAACTAATGAACCTTTGTCTAATACATTATCTCTATCTGTTTTTACTGATACGGATTCTTCATCAATAACAAGTGATGCCAGATCAAACATATATGTTTTGTCATATTCATCGGGAGGATTCGGTAAAGGCTTTTGTGTCCTCATCTTGAACCTGAAGCTGTAGCATCAAGTCTTACTTCTCCAAATCTCCACTCTTGGTCAAAAGGGCTTTCTACTCTAAGCACTGCTTCTCTACCTACAAATCTGGTATCTGTATATCCATCACTCTCCAAAGGATATGGGCCTTTTTCTATGCTGGCACCATCAGGTGTTTGCTTAACACTAATCTTCATTCTCAGGCCATTAGTAGCAGCATCAGTATCGGTTAGAATCTGCTTGACACTCATTATTTGATTACCGCTACCAATCTCTATACTTCCTGACTCTGCAAAGCATAAATGTTCTTCTGTTGATACATTAGGGTGTAATTCTGCATCCACTCCTTTAGCCACAACTCGGCTTTCTAAACCTGAAAGTCCTGTTACGGTTGTTGGGGCGACCACTGTTGATTCTCTTTGGATCGGTGTAGACTGTGTATCAGGATCCATTTCATGCCTGTAGAGATAACCGTCTGCTCCTGCCCAAACTGGATAGCCTAGTGCATCACTTGGCTCAAGTGCTGACCTTTGCAATTCACCAGTTGTCCAATGTTTTTCACGGTAACTATAAGTGACATAACGTGTGTTAAATTCATCTCCTTCTTTTGGATAAAACCAAATGATCTCCCCAAACTCAGCGTTATGACCTGCCGATATTAGACCCTCGACATCAAGGTTAATATCTGCAAAAACAAAGTCTGCTACATCACAACTTAGTTCCTGTACGTAGCCTCCTGTAAACGACCAAAATCGGCCTCTTGACATCCATGCAACAAAGTCGGCTGATCCTGCTATTGATTTCATCCCAACTGGGCCACCACCCTCAGTTAATCTTTCCACACCATAGACATAAGGAGGCCCGAGATAGTTTGTCTTCCATACATCAGAAGTTGTAAAAATCAAGACTCCGTAACGTGTTTTAAAGCCACCAATGATTCTCCCTTTTGTCTGTAAATCTAAGTCTCCTGCTGTGTTTGTCAAAGAAGGGTTCCACGTTGCTGTGCCAGTTAATCCTTCTTGATGGCCCCATTGTATACGTCTCTGATTACCTCCTGCACCTAAACACATAATGTGCCTCTCAGGTGTTACTAGAACTGCTACATTTGAGATCGGTGCATTAGCTAAGATAACAGGTGCAGTTGCAGTTTGGTTAGCATTATTAAATTGAACTGCTCCCCCACTTGGCCCACCTGTTGCTATAGCCCAATGCCATATTGTACCTTCTCCAGAATGGCATGCCAACAGATCATCACCAAAATTATCGAGGCTCCAAACGGGGGCAAAATTGTCTCTAAAGGCATCTGGGTCAGTCACATCTGGGTCTTCGGCTGGATATCTTGGTATTCCATAAACATCTCCTCCATTCACTGTGCCAGTAGACCCATCAAAGTTTGTTCCCCCTAAATCCCCTCCATAGGACAATGCTCCATATCCGAGGCCAGCAATTAAGAAATCTTCTTGATGAATAAAATTAATATTCCCTGATGGCACTGCTCCAACTGCCGGAGTTATATCGTAAATGGGAGCGTTGGTGCCAGCACTCTGTGACCCATCCCAAATTCTCAATGACTGGGTGCTACCAACTGCTAGATACCTAGCTCCCGTAGATAATCTCCATGAATGAAGTCCACGGATTGGGTCAGCGGAATTAAAGACTCTAGCTATAATTACGGCATTACTGTTCCCTGCATGGGATATAACTACAGTTGGGACTGTTGTATAGCCAGTTCCTTGATTTGTTATTGTGGTTGTTAATATTGCACCTGTGCCAGAAACTGTGTATGTCCCAGCGAATCCTGAACCACCTCCTCCCGTTGCCGATAGTGTGCCAGCAGAATAACCTGTGCCAGCAGTTTTAATAGTTAAGTCCCGTAAAGAACCCTTCTTTAAAATCTGCGTATCTGCCAATCTCATCCAGCCACCTATGGGCCTAAGTCTACCTTCCGAAAAACGAACCAGATTACCCTTGAACCAACGTCCTTTTGCTTGGTACTGAGTGGCATTCCTGTAGAACCCTGCAGGTATTTTTATTGGTAATAATGCCATTAATATGTCCAGATTGCTGGTAGTGAAAAATCGGTTCCACGGTTGTCAAGATGTATAAATCGTTTTGATCTATCACCTTTCAAAGCTAGTCCTAGTCCAGTAAAGCCAATGTCTTGAGCCTGTTTAATTAACTTCAGTGTCCTAGTCGTGTTGACAGAACCCACTAAAATATCTACTGCTTTGCCAAAAGTGTGGATGCCAGCTTTTGTCTTTGCAGATGAAACATTTGAATTATGCTTTAAACAACGTCTGGCACTTGACAAACGGAAAGCAAATCCTGCTTCTTCTCTTAGAGCTTGGAGCATTCTCATAAATTCTTCATCCATTTCATTCTCTCCACAACCACAATGGCATTGAACTTCGTCAGTGCTAAAATTAGGTGTAATCAACATAGCTATCCCTCCAATTACAAATGTATTAAACTGTCTCCGAGTTAAGATAAAACCTTACGGAATTATTAAACGATACTTTTTTCATAAGCAGCCAGTATCTGATCGTCAACTTTATTATCTGTTGATGCCACCAGCCGTTTAAGAAGTATCAATATTACACGCTTCAGTAATTCCTCTGATAGCATGCTCATACACATAGTCTTAACTACACCACCCACTAAGGGTGCTAATAATCCAATCATAATTTATCTCCTTTCAGTTCTTTCTTTTCTGCTATGACCACCGCCCAACATAACTCTAAGGTCAGTTAGTGTATTGTCCAAATCATCGATTTTAGCAGATAGCTTATCTACTTTTTCTTCTAAATTATGAACAGTCCCATCGTTCAATAGTCTTACTTGTTGTTCAAGGCTCATCACTGAAGTAAAAAGCCAACCACATAATCCTAAAATACCTGCAACTACAAAGGGAGTTACTGCTTTTACCAAACTGTGTTCTGCCACGTTACTCATTTGTTCATGTATTGCCATTAATCTCCTTCGTCATGCTCAGGGTCTCGCTTGTCTTTGAACCAGTAATCTGTAGATTTTGCAAGAACGGCAACGTATGCTCCAAGTAAAATGTTGACAAGATCCCTTGATGAGTCTTTAACCTCTGCAAAAAACAGCAAGTATAATATCGCCAAGAACGTGACACTGTTTGCCGTACTGATGATAAATCTTGCCCAAAAGTTAAGTAGCTTCCTATTCTCAGTTGCATTACCACCTCCTCCAAATAGTGTTTTGTGTACGCTCATTCATCATGAAGGCTTAGGATACTTCAGCTTTACTGCATTTCGTTTCGTCACCAGAGCTTCTTTATCGGAGGTGTCATATAACGCTATGGTCAACTCAGCGATACTTGGGTACTCTGCCTGTCTGTCTCGTTGGTATTGGTTTGCATCGTATTCTGCTCTCATGGCAATAATTTTGTTGTCAATATCAGTCTCACTAATTGGAGTTTCTGTTGTATCCCATATAATTTCTAAATTAACAACAGACGAGTTTGATTCAGGATATAATGCAACAAGAGCATCTGAAATCTCTTCATGAGTTTTTTCCATTGTTTTCCTTTCTATGTGTATTGCATAATATAAAATTGTGCATTTCTAAATCGTATTCTTCTATTTTTACTTAGACCTTTTGCAACTAAATCAATTGTGTGATGTTGAACAGTTTGACTAGGAAGAAAAAACATAAAACTTTGATAGTAAGTCCCACCAGCTGCTGCTGTATCACTGGTAAAATACCGAATGCCTGTTGCATCTGCTGACATTAGATGAGAAGCATTTTGAGTGTCTGATGCACTCAGGATTGCCATTGCACTACCTCCTGCACGGTGAGATATATTAGTATAAGTTTTACGATAAGGGTCATTCTGGGTAACGTCAAAATCATTATCAGAAAACCAGTTTACTTGAACAACAAATTTACTAGCACTTCCATGCCGTTCAAATTGTATCCCAAATGTTGTACCTTTATGATCTGTAGTATCACTAATCGTTACATCTCCAGACACTGAAGCATGATCGATACGGTGTAATATGCTACCGGCTGGCACTGCTTCAAAAGCTGGAGGACTTCCTGCTCCAGTAGAAGTAAGAACTTGACCGTCATCTCCAGTTACAATAGCCACTGGATTGCCTGAAGCATCGTAGCTTATAATATTACCGTCAGTACCAGATGCCATCTTATCCAACGT